TTCGATCATTGAAGCCGATGGTGCTGCATATCCGCAGACGAGCACCGAGGCACGCACCCTCACGCCGGGCCTCGCTCGGCTCCGTCTGCGGTTAAGGAGCGTCTGAAATGAAGCTGACCGAGATGCATGAGCGGCGCAAGTCGCTGATTTCCGAGCGCGATGCGCTCATCGCCATGTCCGACATGACCGTGGAGCAGGAAGCTCGCGGCCACGAGGTCGCCAACGAACTGCAGCAGCTCGACGGGCAGATCCGTTCGGCGCAGCTGCGGGAGCGTTTCGCCTCCTACACCGCGATGGAGAAGGCGACCGAGGAGGGCGGCAAGCGGAACGCCGACTGGATCGCGACGAACGAGTACCGCGACCAGTTCATCGACTGGTGCCGCGGCGGTCGCGCCCCCGAGGTCCGCAACTCCGAGTATCGCGACCTCACCACCGCCTCGTCCTCGGGCGTTCTCGTCCCGAAGATCTACGAGGCCGGGATCCTGAAGTACCTGGACCGCAACACCGTCATCCGCAACCTCGCCGACGTTCGCACGGGCGTGAAGGGCAGCGTCACGCTGCGCCGGAACAACCTGGAGACGGATGCCTCCGCGACGAACTTCTGGACCACGGAATCGTCCAAGACGGCGACCGCCATCGATGCCACGCATGCCGAGATCAACCTGAACCCGGTCGGCGGCCTCCCGAAGTCGGAACTGACGCACTGGGTCGTGCGGCAGTCGGATTTCGACATCGAAGCCGAGGTGATGGATCACCTTCAGCGCGTGATCGCCCGTGGCCTCGAGTCGGCCTACACGGTCGGCACCGGCCCGAGCACCTCGTCCCCGCAGCCGACCGGCTTCATGATGTGGGACACCAACTACAAGTCGGTTGCCCCGGCCTCCGCGGCGCACGGCAGCGGCAGCGGTTGGGATGCGGCGATCACCCTCGCGAACCTGACGGAACTCCGCTACAAGACCCTCCCCGCCGAGTACTGGAACGAGTCGGCGTGGGTCATGTCGCAGGACGCCTACTACCGCATCGCGCAGCTGACCACGGCGACCAACGCGGTGCCGCTGTTCGTCCCGAGCAACGACGCGGGAATCACCCAGGCCGCGCCGATGATGCTGATGGGTCGCCCCGTCTACATCGCCCCCTACGCGCCGGGCCGTGCCACCGCCGCCGTCACCAACCAGGTGCCGCTCGTGTTCGCCAACGTCCGCGAGGCGTTCGCGATCCGCGAGTGGGGCGGCATCTCCATGTACCGCGACGAGGTCACCACGCCCGGCCTCGTGAAGTTCCAGGCGATGGTGTTCGTCAACAGCGCGGTGGTGCGCCCGAAGGCGGTCGCCGCGCTCAAGATCACGCTCACCTAATCTCTCCTCCTTTCGCACCCACGGCCCGGCAGGGTTCGCCCTGCCGGGCCTGGGGTGGAGGCGCAATTGCCCATCGACATCGCCAAAGTTAGGGCATGGGCGCGGATCCCGTCCACGCAGGACGATCCGGCGATCCTCATCGCGTGGGAGGCCGCGAAGCGCGAACTGGAGGAGCGCACCGGCTGGTGCGTGGATCCGATCACGCGGACGCAATACGTCGCGTCGGAACCGGACAATGAGGAGCTGCTCGTCCTGGCTGCACGGCAGCCGGTGACGGCTGCGACCTACACCGTGGACATGGTGGTCACGAGCCTCACGCTCGTCACCATTAACGGCCTCCAGTATTTCAAGATGCCCGAGGAAGGCATCACCTACCCGATCACGATCACCCTGTCGGTCGGCTCCAACACGCTGAACCCGCTGCTCGAGATGGCACTGTTGCAGCGCGTAACGCAGCACGTTGCAAGCCGCGGCGATGACACGGTCGCGCTCTCGTCCGACTACTGGGATCGCATCTCCACGATGATGGGGAAGGGCATCGGCTGATGCCCACGCACGTTCCGAGCGGGATGCTGCGCCTGTACTTCACGGTTCAGAACCCCGTGCGGTCGGTGGATGCGCTCGGACAGGCAACGGTCGCATGGATCAACCTCGGCGGCGTTTGGGGCCACGCCGAGCAGTCGCGTACCGCCGAGGTCATCGATGACGGCGGTGTCGCCACCCGGTCGGATTTCCGGTTCCTGCTCGGCTATCTGCCTGGCATGACGGTCAATTCCCGGATCCTTTGGCAGGACGGCGCGACCCTCCGGACGTTCAACGTCCGGTCCTGTTGGGACCGAGATCAGCGGCAACGCCGCCTCGAGGTGGAAGCCACGGAGGTCACCGAATGACCTCCACCCAGGTCAGCGTGGTCAGCACCCTCCAGGCGGATGACCTGAAGGCGGCACTGCGCCGCCTCGCTCCCAACGTGCAGCAGTCGGTCCTCCGCAAGGGAATGCGGCGCGGCCTGAAGCCGATGGAAACCGAGCTGAAGGCGGAATGGAAGCGCGCTCGGTACCGCGGTCGCCCCATGCACCGCTACGCCATCGCCGCGGCCACGCAGACGGACGCTAGGCGGCGCGGCGGCGGCATGACGGCTCCAATCGTCGGACGGGTCGGCGTGCGCTACGGAGGCAAGGGCGGGGCCTTGGCGAAGGGACGGCAGAAGGTGTGGCACTTGCTCGAGGCCGGGTTCGCCCGGTACCCCAAGGGGTCGGGCGCGTACACCGGCTACAGCCCGGCGGTCGCCGAGGAGCGCACCGGCTACCGCAAGGCCGTGGCCGCCGCCCGGACGGAGATCTTCAAGCAGAAGTTGCCCAAGGCCAAGCGCAAGGCCGCCATGCAAGCGATGTATGCCGGGCTGCGGGAGCAGTTCCCGGCGTTCGTGGCCGAGCGCACCGCCAGGGCGACCCGGCGGCAGTCGCTGCGATCCATCGCCGCGAACGTGGTCGTGAAGGCCGGCGCGTGGATCTCCAAGAAGACGGTTCGCCGGATGATGGACCGTACCCTCCGAGCCGTCCGCGACGAGACTCTCGCAGCGGCAGCCCAGGCACTGAAGGGGGGTCGCCGTGGCAACCGCTAGCGCGATGATCGCCGCCATCTACGACCACCTTGACACCGAGATCGCGACCGAGATCGCGCCCCGGTGGCGGCGGCAGGGCGACCCGCTGCCGTTCATCACCTACGAGGTGCAGTCGGTGGAGTGGGTTCGGACCACCGGATCCTTCACCAACTGCGCCGAGATCCAAATCGCGTTCAGCTGCATGGCCGAGACGGTCGTGGACGCGCTCGCCCTGGCGGACGAGATCAAGGACGCAATCGGCACCAAGACCACGAACGACAGCATTACGTTCGGGGCGACATCGATCACCTTCCGGGTCGCCGATGCGACACCGGATGACGGCACCGGCGACGCGGAGCGCGTCGTACTGGTGAATGCGACCATCTTCACCCAGGACGAGAACTAAACCATGCCTACGACCTTTACGCCCGGCTACGGCGGAACCCTCACCGTGAACGGTGCGGCCCTGCCCGTGCAGAACGTCACCATCGACCTTTCCCGCGCCGAGATGGATGTCACGGCGACCACGGACAACTACACCCTCGCGATGTCGGGCCGGATCACCCGCCGCGTGTCCTGCACCGCACTGGTGACTACCGCGACCGAAAACCTCATCACCGCGGTGATGAACGTGGCAGCCGGTACGCAGGTCGCCCTGTCGTGGGCAGACGGCAACGGTGTCACGACGAGCATCGCCAAGGTGATGTGCGTCAGCGCGTCCCGGTCCTACGACAACCAGGGCGCGGCCACGGTCGCCTTCCAGTTCGCGGAGAGCGTCTGATGCCGTTCGGACCAGAGATCCTCGGCGATGGGTGGCGTGCGGTGGAGATCCCCGGCCTCGGGCCGGTGGAGGTCCGCCGGGCGGTCATGCGCGACATGGCGCAGTCGGGCGGGAACCCGTACTGGTGGATCGCGTGCGTGCGGTGCCTGGACGGCACGCCGATCCTGCCCGAGGGCGTGGCCGCCGCCGACATCGATGCCACCATCGGGAACGCGATCCTGTCGGAGGTGCTGAAGGACCGCCCTACTCATCCGCAGAACGCCGCCTTTGGAGGCTGACTGCGGAGGCACGGATGGATATGCCGCTCGGCCTCGCAGCCGTGCAGCAAACGACCGAGGAACGGATTGAGTCGCTGCTGTTGGTGATTGCGTGCGCGATGACGGGTAAACCCCCACACAAGGTTGCACCGTGGCTAACGACCTGAAGGCAGTGGTAAGCGTGACGGCGGACACCTCCGGACTGATCCGGGGCGTGGACGGTGCCATGCAGAAGCTGAACAGCATCAGCCGGAACACCTCGCTGATGGCCGGGATGACCGCGGCGCAACAGGTGTTCGGGGCGTTGCAGCAGTTGTGGACGGCGATCAGCAACCGCTCCGAGGAACTCGGCAAGCTCGCGGTGCAGTTCAGCCCGGAGGCGATGAGCGCGGCGGCGCAACGGTCGATTGCCGAGTTCCAGGCGAATCAGCAGATCGGCCAGGCACTCGGTCCGTACCAGGCGGGAATTGAAGGAATGCGTGCCGCAAGCGCAACGGCGGAGGCAAGCAGGATCGCAGCGCAAGCAGAGCAGATCGGCGAAGGCATGATCGTAGTGCAGTCGCTGATGGACCAAAGCAAAGTCGCATGGAACGAGATGCTTGACGCGATACTAATCGCCCTTGGCGTGTTCTCGCAGCCGGAAAAGATGATTCAGGCAATCGGCGAGAACCCGATCGGAGCCGCGAACGCAGGAGCGTGGCAGTTACTTGGATTCGGTGCTGCCGGATCCGGAGTCGATTACACGCTGAACGCCATCCTCGAAACCATGACAACCAAGATCGGCGGCGACTGATGGGCAGCATCAAGATCATCAAGCACCGGAACTCGCAGTCGTACCGGATCGGCAAGCCCGGCGAGGATTTCACCCTCACCGAGATCTTCCATGTCACCTGGATCCCGGCCAACGATGCCGACCCATACCCCGGAGACGGGACGATCCTTGCCTCCGCGTCGAACACCGCCATTACCGGCACGCGCGTCCCGAAGGTCCAGGAGAGGTACGCCGGATGCGATGCCAACCTCTCGTTCCTCGTCTGCGAGTCGGTCGATTGGCGCGTGAACCCCGAGGCGCGGCACTCCTGGACGGTCACCGCCAACTGGGCAAGCCGGATGGAGTTCGCCTATCAGTCGCTGCCCGAGCCGTGGACGCGCATCACGCGGGTCGGTGGACTGCGGCAGATGCAGCGGTGGCGCAAGGGAGTCACGATCCCGTCCATCGCCGGTTACGTTTGGCCGCCGACCACCGACATCGGCGGCACGCGGGTGGACATCCACGGTCAGCCCGGCATCGCGCAGATACCGCAGATGGCGATCACCGTGGAGTTCCGGTACGACCGTACTTGGACCCTCGGACCGGATGACGAGATCGCCCCGGAGCCGTCTCCGCTGTTCGCCGCCTGGATGGGAACGCGCAACTCCGAGCCGTTCCTCGGCTACGACCCCGGATTCATCCTCTGCACCGGCATCAGCGCGTCACCGATCAACGACCAGGGCTATCTGATGCAGTACCGGTTCCTGTTCGATTGGTTGGGCCACTACGAGCAGCGCAGCGCACCAAGCACGAACGGCGCGAACTTCCTTGCAGCTGCCGCGTCGAACTTCATCGGCGTGCCGTATCTCCAGGCATCGAAGATCGGTTGGTATCAGCCTTTCGAGGACACCGAGGATCTCACGCTGATGTTCCCGCCGGATGTGTACGACGCGCTCCTGACCGCGCTCCCCGCGACGAACACCTGCGCGACGGCTCCGCGCAACCTGTCCGGACAGCAGAACAACTACGACAACTTCCCCGGCGCATCGTGAGCAACCAACGGCCCATCTTTAACGAGAACGCGGGACTGTTCGGCAAGGCGAACAGGGTCGTGATGAACGGCATCATGGACACCGTGGACACGGTGAACCAGTACCAGGCCGCCATGATGGCCGCGCAGCAGCTGCTGCTCGAGCAGCGGCAGACGATGCGGTTCTTCCTCGCGAAGCTGAACACCGCGACAAGCCTCGGCAGCGGCACCTACAAGTGGACCTATACCGGTGCGCCGTTCGTCCTGAACACGCTCGGAAGTCCCGCCGGCTACCCGAGCGGTGCCGCGGTCAACGATGCCGCCGACCAGTTCTCCGCTGCCATCAACCTCCGCGAGTTCTACAACCATTCCAACCCGGTTGACGGCATGAACCCGACGATGCCAGCGGTGTCGGTCGGCCCGGTCGGTTCGACGTACAGCGGCAGCAACACCTGGACAACCACCAACCTCGAAGCGGTGGTAATCGTCTACGTCACGGTCAACAGCAGCGGCGGCGTGGTGTACTTCTTTGACCGTCCGAATCCCGTCGTGTGCGCCGAAGAATCGTTCTTTGAAGGAGGTGGAGAGTAATGTCCGCAGCGGCCATTAACCTGACATTGGCAACGCCAATCGACTCGCAGACGGTGGTGCCTGGTGAGCGGTTCGGAATCGACATCCACGCGCACATCGTCGGAGGCAACAACTTCAACTGGACCGGCTACAGCCCGGTCGCCAAGATCACGGTCGGCACGGTGTCCATCACCGGTGCCGGAACGGTGGTGAACCACGCGGGAGGCACCGCCGAGGTCATTTGGACCGCCGCGCAGACGGCCACGCTGCCGACCGCCAGTTGGGGTTCCATCGTCATCTACGCCGATCCGACGACCGGCTCGGAGAATCTCCACATCGCGACAATCTTCATGCGGACCACCGCGGAGGCCATCCCGTGATCACCTCAATGCTGCGCCGGGCCATGCTCTCCGGAGATGGCTCCACGGTCAATCTCGACTTCACGCAGATGAGCACGCTCGCCGACCTGACGAGCCGGGGGCTGACCTTCTCGCGCTCCACGAGCGGCACGTTCATCAACGCGAACGGCCTGGTGGCGACGGCGACTGCGGGGAATCCGAGATTTGAGTACGACACAAACGGCAACCCCAAGGGCATCCTCATCGAGGGCAGCGCGACGAATCTCGTCTACCACAGCGAAACGTTCCGCCTGACCGCGGTCGCCGCCGAGCCGTTCTGGGCAGATTCCGCGAGCGTCAGCCGTGGAACCGACACGGCTCCGGACGGTACAGCCAATGCTGCGGTCAATTTCGTCGCCACCGGCACACCCGGTACGGTGATTCAGACGGCGGCGGTCGGCAGCATCGCGAATCGCACGTTCTCGTTCTGGGCGAAGCGCACCGGCGGCGGCAGCGTCGAATACACGCTCGACAACGGCAGCACCTGGACATCCGTCACGATCACCGCGAACTGGGTGCGCTACACGGCGACCGCGACCAACGCGAACCAGCGCGTTGGATTCAGGATCGCGACCGGTGCCGGAACGTCGATTTGGGGCGCACAACTTGAGGCCGGATCCGGCAGCAGTTCGTACATCCCGAGCGGGGCAAGTCAGGGGAGCAGGTCGTTCGACTACTGCGAGATGGGAAACATTGCTGCTCTCAATTACAGCACAACGAATGGCTCCATGCTGTACGAAGGGCAGTTCAGCCAGTTCCGCGCGACCAGTTTCTCGACGATGCGTACC